ATCAACATACAAATCACGAGCCATTGTGGTAATTTCTCTATATCTGTTAGCAAATTCTTCATGTACCATAATCCCCGGTTTCATCATCACTCTGTCATCACGCATATCCCTGTCACCGTGGACTTGGGCTGCAAAACTAAACAGACGATGGCGTATTAAATGAGTTGTATCAATCATATCCATACCGTTAACTGACCATGTGATGTTAATCGTTTCCATGGCAGTAGGCAGCAATTCATACCTAAATAGCTCGTCAATGGTTTGGTCAATCTGGTCTTCAGGAAAGTCCCATTGAATTTTGTCATTCCATGTGTTTAATAAGAATACAGAAATGGTCTTTCTAAATTCAGCAACCGTCGGTGCATGAACTATCTGAACGTCGATTGCGGACAACTGATTCATGAATTGAATCGGATCTGGCTTTTTCCCGAATTTTAATTGTGTGTGCATTGGTTGCAACTGAGGCATTTGTGATTTCAGTACTTGTGGCATTTGTATTTCCTTTGTTTTTGTTTAATTGTAATTCTACGAGTCTTGCATAACCTGCAATATCTGTCCAGCTATCTATGTGATCAGGGCAGACTGATAATCTAGATAATTTCATGGCAATCTTTGAGAAGTATAGATAGTAATGACGCGGCATAAGCGTACCGTGCTGTTTCCAATATCTATCAGTTATTATCGAAAGTAGATCTGCTTCGCATACTATACCTTCAAAAAAATCGCCATAAATTGCCCCACGTTGCTCTAAAACCTCATCAGTGGTTACCATACCTTATACGCCTCAAGTTTATGCGCAAGCACAGCCATGCGCTTTGCACTATTGTTATATACATCTACCATGTATCCTTTGTTTCCCATCTTAATCTCATTATCTGCATATTGCAAACATTGAAGTGCATCAGAATAATGCACAACTAAAGCTTCAGGCGTGTCATTATGATACATTTTACAGAAGTCTTTTACTTGGCTTGGGAAGTTATTGACAATCTGATCTTCAGCTTCTTGAAGTGCTAATGCAACAACCGGAAAGTTCTTTTTAACAAGATGGTTTACATCGCTTACTTCCATCTCTGCTAGGTCATGGCAAATAGCAATCTTTAAGGCCAGATCCACGTCGAATTCATAGTCTTTTGACATCATTAAAACCCCTAAGGCCACGAAATAACTATGTGTGGCGACACTCTCAGGGTGTACCACGGGTTTCATAGAGTAACGCTTGGTGTGCTCTAATGAGTAGCTCTTAATAAAGAAATCAAAATCAAGATCATTCATAACTGGTCTCATCTTCTGACCAATCTTTACGATCAAATGTACGAGTAGTCTGTATATCTTCTAGTGCTTGCTTAAGTTGGCCTAATGACTTACATACAGAGCCAGATGCTGCTAACATAATGTTAAACTTTTGACCGCCTTTAGCAGTAGTCCACACATAGATGATTGGAATATTTAATGCTGAGCAATAACCAGCCTCGAATATTGTACCTGTGTCTTTATCATCTGTAACGCAAACAAGGACATTTGTTTTCTTAAGCGCTTTGATATTAATATCAAAGATCTCTTCAGGCGTTGTAATTCCCGGCATGAACATACTAGCATCTTTAGGACTAAAATAATTAATGCCTAAGCGCTCTAAAAGTTCTTTAATGTTTTCTACTCTTCGCAGCTGAACTTCATTAAAGAACGGTGCTGCTATATACACATACATATTATCTATCATTCTTACTCCTTAGTTAACTATTAAACATTGTACCATGTGTTTACTAAATAGTAAACACTTCTTTTTTATCAGCATAATCTTTTATAGCATCCATCAGTTTTCGCTGTGTTTTATCTTTATTGTTAATTGCATCTACAATGGCTTCATCAATTGTGTCTTTGCCAATGATCTGATGAACTATAATGTTATTCCTTTGACCTTGGCGCCATAAGCGTCGAATAAACTGTTCATAGATTTCTAATGACCAAGTGTTACTAAACCAGATTACTGCATGTCCGGCGCCTTGCAAGTTTAAGCCGTGCCCTGCCGATTGTGGATGAGCAAGTAGTACAGGAGTTTTACCGTCATTCCACACATTAATAATTTTTGTAAGCTCATCACCTGTTACACCTGAGCCAATTACAGGAGCTGTAGGAAAAAGCTGTTGTAGTTTTAACAAATCATGCTTAAAGTGATACCCAATGATACAAGGCTTACCTCTAAGTTCTTCTACAATGTCTGATACTGCATTTAATTTCTCATCATGTATGTGTTGAACATCACGTTCTAAGCCGTCTACATATACTGAACCATTTGCAATCTGTTGGCATTTGCCAATAGCAACCGCTGCGGTTGATGCTGTAACTTGACCTAAACTAATCTCTGTTAAGAGCTTATCTTCCAGTTCTTTATACGTTTTTAATGCAGCAGGAGGAAGTGTGACATACACTTTATTAGTGATGAGCTCAGGTAGTTCTAAATAATCTTCAGCAGCCATTCGCAATACTTTATCTGCCAATGCTTGATAGATTCTATCTTCTGCATCTTTTTGTAATGCCCATGTATAACCGCCATAACCGGTAGGGTAGAAATAGTTAGCTCTAAAATGCGTAATGTATTTGCCGAAAGTAGCTCCTCTGTCAATTACTAATTGAGGGCCAAATATATCCATAAGACCGTTTGAAGCAGGCGAACCTGTAAGTCCAATCCGGCGTGTAAACTGATCAAGCATAGGGTTGAGGGATTTAAATCGTTGAGTACGCGTATTTTTTAAATAACTTATCTCATCAACCACCAACATATCATAAGGTAACTTAACACCGAGCTTCTTAAAGGTGGCTGACAACCACGCCAGACCATCAAAGTTAACCACATGAATGGTTGATTTATCATGGACTGTCTTGTTCTTCAGTGGACCATGCAGTATGCTTACTGACAAATCTTTAAAGTTATCCCATTTTTCTATCTCAACAGGCCAAACTGCATAGCAAGGTCGCAAAGGCGCAACAACTAAAACTTTATTAATAGCGCCTACATTTTTAAGGCATTGAATAGTGCTCAATACAATACTGGTTTTTCCTAGCCCTGGGTCTAACCAAAGTTGACCTGAACCGTTTTCCAATAAAAATTGCACAGCCTTGTTTTGGTATTCATGCGGACTCCAAAGCATTGGTAATCTCCTCTTTTGTTCGCAAGACTAAAACTACATGGTCGTGCATTTTAAGTATCATATGTATTTGTTCTTGTCTTGGCGATAATTTGCCAGTTAGAGTCTTTAGCTCAACCCATAGCAATGCATTGTGCTTTAAGATAACTAAACGATCAGGCCAGCCGGTGCTAAACTTTAAATGCAGTTTAACTGAAACAAGTTTTAAGCGCTTACACTCTGCAGAGAAGAATCTCTCTAACTCACGCTCAAGAACTTTTTTTACCACTTGCATGGCCCGCCTTTGCTTTTACTAAATGAGCAATAATTGCACAAGAATGACGGATTAGGGGCAAAGATTTTATCTTTTTCCACATTCTCTAGCCTGTTTTTAAGTTTGAGCTTTAATAACGGCAAATCTGCTCTAGTGATTAGTTTGTACTCATCAGTCTTTGCAAGGTCAATGAATTCAATTATGGTTTTCACATACTCTATTTCAGGTTTGCATGCTAAGACTAATGCAGCATATACAGTAACTTGATCTGAATAATCCCGATGTTTTCCAGTTTTAAAGTCTATAACTGTGGCTTCAGGACCACTTTCAACGTATAAGTCTATGATACCTCGAAACATTGCGGTAGGGTCACTATAAAGAACAGCATTCCAGTCTTTGTCAATGGCAATCGGCATCTCTGATGCAGCTTTAAGTTTAAGCCATCTAGACAGTTTGTCATCAAGATATGCAATATCATCAGAGAGCATTGGCAGACCGCCTTTAAGAACGGTCTCAATCTCCGCATGAATCATTTTGCCTCGATTGGCAGCTTCCCCTGAACTATCTTGAAGTTTGTCAATGCGAACAAACTTGTATTTACGAGCGCATTGCTCATGCATTTTTACTGCTGAATATGAGTAAGTCATTGCGTCCTTTGTGATGGGATACGGTCACGAATTCGAGCTGCCAATTCAATAAAGTGTTCTTTGTACGGCATGTCAGTGTGACTTTCGCCTTCTTGATCAACCAGTTTAGCGCATGCTTCACGTTCCACCATAACTGCCATTTTGCTAGCTTCAATTGCCATAGCCATAATCTCAGCTTGAGCCTCAACTAATGCTGTATCAAACTCTTTTTGCGTGAATAAAGTAGCGCCTGTTCCTTTTGAAAAGAACTGTTTTTGAAAATCCGATTGCTCAGCCATTGTCTTTCCAATCATTTAAGCATCGCAGTAGCAATTCTCTAAACATGCGACGACTGATTAATTCACCAGGCTGATACGTGTTAATAAACAATTGCAAATCATTAGTCACGCCACCTATTTCATCTGTCGCTTCTGGTAAAATATCAGATTTAAAAACTTGCGCCTTAGTTGGTTTACCGTAAATCATATCGGTTAAATCTGCATCTTTACCGATCATCATAAAGTCTTTTTGAGTGACCTTTATTACTTCTTCTATTTGTGTAGGCTGTAAGTCTTTAGCTATACTTAAGTCTTTCTTTCGTGTTGCCATGCGTATCCCCTATTTAACTTCTGCAAAATTGTTACCGACAACAGCTTCGGCTATGAATGGAACGTCTATCTTAAATGCATTTACCATACTTGATTCTAATTTTTTTAGTTCTTGTTTCTCATAACCTTTTTTACATGAAATAACAATCTCATCATGCAATGAGAGCAATAATCGTGAATGAGTAGCAACATTTGCGTAATCAATCATTGCTTTCTTAGCCATATCAGCGCCTGAGCCTTGAATAAGAGTATTTAGTGACTTAAAGCCAAACTCCATTAGCCGACCTCGAATAATCTTAGGCGGCTCACCTTTGATTAGTCTACCGCCAACAGTTTTAAACGGTATTTTAGCTCTGTATCGTGACATAAGATCATTATTAATACCTGATAACCCTGTAGCAACTTCTGACTTATATAAGTCCATTAATTCACGAGCCTCTTCATAAGGAATCTTTAACATTTCGCATAGCTTTTTAGGGCCTGCGCCATACAGAATACCAAATGATAGAGTTTTAATGTAATCCCGAGGAATATCCTTACCGATCTTTTCACTCATAAGCTGCTTACTAAAAGTATGAAGGTCTGCTTTAGGGTTTTTCAAGTATTGTTCTTTAAGCTTACCATTTTCAAAGTATGCAAATAGTCTTAGCTCTTGAGCATTGTAATCGCATGCAATCATGGAATGACCTTCGTCTGGCAAGATGTACTGTCTTACCTTAGGTATAATAAGATCATGAATTTCTAAAGGCAGTGGAGTCTTCGGGCCTCGTGAAGGCATTGTCTGTATAGAAGGTCGTGATGATAACCGACCTGTTCTGGTACCTCCAGCTTCACCTCTTACTGTGTTCCATTCCGTGTAAATGCGTCCTGACATAGCTGATTGCTCTAACCACGGTTCTATGTATGTGCCTGTTAATTTGACCAAGACGTCTCTATGTCGTAAAACAGAAGATAAATCTGGGTCTGTAATTAAGTCGGCAAGAGTGTCTTTGTCTGATAATAGCGTTCCTTTGTCACTCATAGGCCACTTCTTGCTACTGTCATAACAACCTTTAGCTTGAATGATCTGAATTAGTTGAGCGCCTGAATTGTAGTTAATTCCATCAATACAAAAATACGTGTTTAACCAGTCTTCGCATTGTTTAATGTCAAACATTGCCTTTTCAAGACATGCAGTTAACCCATCTCTATCTACTCTGATGCCTAGTTTAGAGTTCTCCAACAAAACTGGCATTAAAGCTATTTCTCTGAGATAGGCCTCAGGCATACTTTCTCTAACCGTTAAGGTAAAGTCCCATAGCTTGGCTGTTAATGTAACGTCGGCCTCTGCATACATTCCTACAAGGTCTGCCGGGCCTCTAGCTATGTAAGCTCCAGCGGTCTTTGGCTTTTTAGCTACATCAGGTATATGCGCTACAAGCCATTCAAATAATTGGTCTCTCTCTTCAGGTTTAATATTTAACCACTCAACACAAAGCTCTTTTAATGCCAAACTGCGTACATATGGGTCATGTAAGAATGCAAGAACTAAAGTATCATGGACTCGTTCAGGCTGTAAAAAAGGTAAATCAAACCTCTCAATAATTACTGCCATATCAAACATTGCATTATGAAAACAAACATGTCTGCCTGATTCCCATATGCGAATAAGGATACGTCGTACATCATCATATGAGCAATTGTTTTTGCTATCATGCGCAAATGAATAGTACGTTGATTTAAATTGATTGGTTCGATCTAGTATTGCAAGTCCAACAGGCTTAGGCGGATACTGCTCTGGCCTAGGCCCAATAGCCTCTGTTTCAAAGTCTAGAAAAATAGGTTCTACCATTTATATGGGTCCAGTCTGGGTAAGCAAATAACATCAACAGGAATACTTGTAATATAGCCGTTAATTAAACGTTTACCGTTTACAATTTCTGCTCTTAACCCACTTGACTGACAAGTTAGTACAGCTGTGATTACGTCATTTCGTGATAATTGCTGCACATTTGCTTCATATTGCATGGTAACTATAGGCACAGCCGCCGAACTAAATGGTGCATGCGTTGGCGGCTGTGGAGGAGGTGTTGTACATGCTGTACACCCTAATAATATAGAAAGCACAAAAATATTTTTCATATTTTTTACCGTGATGGTTAGTATTTAGAGGATGCCGCAACAACTGGGTCAGCAATATCTTCTACGTCAATAGAATTAATTGCATTATGCGTTTCTTTATCACCTCGAGCAATCAATGCCTTAACTACAGCTAAATCATCAATTGCTTTAACAAAAGTAAACTGAATCTTAAACTGTGTTTTAGCATCAGGGATTAATGACACCTTGGTGATTACACCAGCCAACGGTCTTTTTACTGTAGCAGCAACTGTTTGTACATAAGTGGCAAACCCTTTAACACTAGTCACTGGGATACGAAGTGCCGCTACTTCACCAACACTAATTAACTCAGGAGTACTAATTGAGTCTGTGGTCATTAAGAATAACCGACGTTTTTCAGCGCATGCTTTACCTTTGCCACCTGTTGTGGAACTACCCCATTGGTTTTTAGGGCAAGTCTCACATGATTCTGCTTGTGGTGTTTCTGCCAAATGACTTGGCTTTAGACCAGTAAGCGTATTGCCTAATGCAAAGCATGTTGGAGGGGCATTATTGGTTGGGTCATAACGCGATGTGTAATACAACCGCTCAATAGGCGATGATAAAACCACTACTTCTAATGAATTAGCTGCAATGGGGTTATCACGATATTTCATAACGCCACTACTAGTAGTGATAAATGAAATACCTGCTGAGCTCTTTTCAGCAGCAATACTTTGCTCTGCTAATTTAGCAAGTTCTGACTCATAGTTTACAATTTCGGTCTTAGCCATTTTAGTTCCTTATTTACGTGATTTAGTTAAGTTAATTCCCCATAATTCTGTAGTAGATGAACCGGGGATTAGTTCACCTTGCTCAATACGATCCTTAAATGCCAAAGTGCTTAAGCGTTTATGGAGTAAATCAAAACTTTTAGTTTGCGACACATATGAATAAAATGCATCCCAGTCTGTAATAACAGGGACTGACTTTTTAGACATCGTTACTGAATGACCTGCTTCTGAGGCAGCCTTTGTTGTGCCTGCTTCTGACATAGCATGCATAATATCAGATTCAAGAGCAGCTGCTTGTTTAGACAAATCACTATCAGTATTGGCAATATCAGCTCGTTGGTTTTTAATTTCAACCAGCTGATTAATAAGGTCAGAGAGATTCATATTGTTCCTTTAGAGTATAGCGATCAAATTTAATGTTTGCTTCAGACATCATGCTTTGAGCAATTAAGAATGAATCCTGCCATTTAGCAGGCATATGTGACGTACTTACATGCCTTGTTATGCCTGCTTGTATCATCATAGCGGTGCACTCACTACAGCATTGTATTGGATAGGTGTAAAGAGTGCAATCATGCAAATCTTGTTTAGCAAAGATAAGTGCATTGCGCTCTGCATGAATTGTCATGGCCAACTTCTTATTTCGATCTTTTAATAAGTCATCAGCATCTTGTATTCCTTGTGGAAAACCGTTGTAGCCAATACTTACAACACGATTATGCTTATCTACAATTACAGCGCCGCATTTAGTTGACGGGTCTTTTGACCATAGTGATACATGTTGAGCCAAGCTAATGTATCGCATATCCCATTTAGTCTTATGCATGGAGCATCCAATCAGGTGCATAGGCTTGGTCTTTATTCCACTTCATAGTCATAATGTTTTTCTTATGGCGGTAATATTGACGGTATGCTTGGACTGTGTCATCTGTTTTACATTCATCGGGCATACACTGTGGAGGATTAACCCAGCCATTAAATGTTAAAGCTTCAGGAGGAGTAGCTAATTCATTACGTAAAATAGACTCACATGCATGTGTCTTGCCATAACGTCTTGTGTATTCTTTACACAATCCTATTGCTAAGTCATAAACATAATTGTAATGTAGTCTAGATGATCGAGTCCATATGGCTGATGGGTGATTTTTATGCGTGGCTTTGTATGTAACTGGATGGCCGTGCTCATGATGAGCAGTAGCTAAAAGCTGTGCTGATTCGATAACCATTTTGACTACATGCTTATCACAGTGAAAGATAGCAGCCATTTTAGCGTTTGAATGTAAGAAAAATATATTCATTGTATTCCTTGTATTTAGTATTTTGAATTAAGCGTTAAGTGTTTACATTATACCACATTTTAGTTAAAAGTAAACATTATTTTTACTTTTCTTTTTCCACCAATGCGCTACTGCATAAAATCCATATTTAATACGTGCTTTATAAGAATGAAAGCGATTAAATGTATTCCATTTTTCTGTAAATTGTCGACGGCGTGATGCCATCTTTGTTCTTGAACGACGAGGTTTAAGTTCTCTAAATAGCATTTTAAATTCTTAGCGACATTGGTTTAATAGCTCTAACGCAATTAGATCTTCTGGGCCTGTCCAACCTGCAGGCTTAATTGCGTCTTGCAAGTAACCGCGACTTGTAGTTCCAGGTTCTTTTTGCATATTAGCTTCATGCACAATTTCTAGTATTCGAGGCAAGTTAACACCCATATGATGAGCACAACCCATAGTTACATATGCGAGATCAGCAAGCGCATCAGCAGCATCAACCAAGTTATTCTTTTCATGCGCTTTCATTAATTCACTAAGCTCTTCCATTAAGAAACGGGCGTAGAAGCTAATGTCAACAGGGTCTAATAGATGAGCTTTTGAAAATACAGGTAAATTTAATTTTGTGCGAAAGTCTTTGACTTTACTAAAGATTTCTTGGTTCATTTAAGCAGTTTCCTTTCGATTAATGTGATGATATCGAGGATGGAAGAGTCAGGATTGCTTTGAATTAAACTAACAGCAATCATTGTAGCTTGTCTCCAACCTTCATCAAAGCATGATGCAGGATCTTTAAGTAAATTTGATGCATTAGCAGCCGCTAATAAATCTTTCCAATCAATAAACGCTTCTTCCCAGTGTTGTTTCTTTGTTGCATTCTTTCTATCATCTGTTGTAAATGTTGTCATAGTTTTTTCTTTAGCCTTTTGCGTTCTCTAACAGTTTCTAAATCTTTATGCTTCTGTGATTTACTTTCTTTAAGTGTATTAACAGGCACTAAATTTTCTATTTTATTGTTCATGTTATTAAGATCTTTATGGCGCACTTGTATAGGTAGATAACCATGGTGCCAAAGAAAAATCACTCGACCGTATGGCACATTTTTACTATCAATGCGCACATACATGCAGTGATAATAATCATTAACATGGCCTGCCTCATCACCTGCTGTTCGACAACCACGCTTTTCTTTCCAATACAAAAACCCATCACGATAGTCAAACAACTCTTTAACGTACGCTTGCGTCAGTTTTCTAGGCGTCATTTTGATTAAGCTTTTGGCATAGCCTGCATAATAAACGGGTGTACAAAGGCTCAGTTCCGACAAGTGGCTCATCATAGTACAGCCATTCACCATCTTTGCCTTTAACACGCCACGCTACTGGCTTGTTGTCTTCTACACTTGCACCCGTGTCAACAATGTGCGGAATGTTATTCATTTCTCTGCTGCTTTTCTTAGTATTGCTCTAGCAAACTTAATAAACGCATCGTCAAAATCACGCACTTTAAAAGTATTGTCAAAGACTTCTGTTATTTCCTCATCTGTTAGTGTCAATTCAGGCTTTTCTTGCCATACAGGTTTGAAATTAACTAAT